ATGTCAGAACCAATCTTCACAAGACCCGTTTTGTGCGATCATAACGGGAACACTCGCAAAGAGTGGTATGTTTTTTTTACCTACACATTTAACGGAACCAAGTACGAGCGAAAACTTCGCGAAGGGATTAACCGTATCAAAAACAAAAAAGAAAGAATAAGTTATGGCCAAGGCTTAGCAGCCGCCCGGCATGAATGGCTTAAAGCAGGCTGGAACCCGATCACAGATCCTAAGTTTCAAAAACGGCAAATTGATACTATTGAGACTGAAGCTCCGCCTATGACAGTTACTGAAGCATTTGAATGGGCATTAAACAAAAAGATCGCTACAGTCGCTACAAAATCTGCTATTGATTACAAAAGCATGCTACAGTTTACTAAGGATTCCGCCCAGAAGCTTAACTATCATCTTTTACCAATTACCAGTTTCAAACGTTTTAACGTGCTTTCCTTGCTGGAAAGGCTTTGTCTTGATAAGAAGCTAAGTAATCACGCTTACAATAAATACAAAGGCTATCTATTTGCTTTATGTAGAATTTTAAGGCAATGGGAAGTGTTGGCGGATAATCCTGCCGAAGATATACCAGGTAGGCAGGTTGCAGAATCAACAAAATATCAGCCACTTACTGAAGAAGAAAAGAAGATTGTTGCTGAAACGCTACAGGAATACAACCACCGCTATTATGTATGCGCTCTTATGACTTACCACACAGGTATAAGACCTAAAGAAGTTTTAGCATTACGCATAAAGGATGTGCATTTCTCTACCAGGACAATCAAAATCATTCCGAATGCAGAGGAAGAAAACACCAAAACAAAAAAAAGCAGAAATGTACCTATCGATGACGAGCTATTACAGATGTTAATGAGCTTGGATTTACACTTATTTCCTGCGGATTATTACATATTTGGAAACGAGAGAGACCCAAAATATAAAGCGGGTTCAAAAGGTGTAGGACCGACGCACCCGGAATTTTTTAAATCGTCACCCTATCGGTTGCGCCGTAATATGGTTAGTGACATTTGGAAAGAAGTTATTATAGACGGCAAAGGCATAAACAAGCACTTATATGCTTTGAAACATACCGGAGCAGATGATAAGATAATGGCCGGTGTTGACATGGATGCGTTACGGAGTATGTACGGCCACGGAGATAAGCAAATGACCGAAATATATGCAAAAGGGATACGTGAAGTTTACAAGAATGAAATAATAAAAAAATCGCCATCATTCGTTCAAGCAAAAGTTATCAAGATAGCATAAAACAAAAGCCCCTGAAAAGGGGCTTTCTTTTTAAAGCAACCAAAACTAAACTATGCCAAATCGTTATGGGAAAAGTTTTAAGGCTTGCTCATACATGCTTTTAAAGCCTGAAACAAACTCCGCGCTTGGTTCTGCGTTAATATCACCCATTACCCATTCCTTATAATAGACAGCGGCCAAATGCTTATAATCTGTTACTGCTGCTTTTGCAATATAGTGAGCATAGCCACCGCAATAAAGGCCTCTGGCAACCACGCGATCAATAAGAAAATCTAATGACGTTTCCCAACTGTCGAAGCAAACAAAGCGCCTTGCTTTACCAGTCATGTTTTCAGCCTTCACGCAAGTGGCTACAATCTTATCATTCCATTTATCAGCCCATCTACGGCCATCAGCTTGCACACCCGCATAGTTGTTGTTTACGCCGGATTTGCCGTTTCCGCTTTCGTTTCTGAATAATACATAAGCAGACCTTATAACTGATCTTAACGGGTAAGGATGGTGCTGTAAATATGAAATAACATCAGCCATTGGAACCGATGTTCTTTTATAATCCACTTCCGGTTTTTCCTGGTAAACGTTAACTACTTTCTTAAGTGTTTCCATTATTTGAAAAATCTATAAAGCAAAACGCCTGCTGTTAGGACCAGCAAGAAAACTGCCCCACCGCCTAAAATCGTTTGCCTGTTTCTTTGAAAAAAAGATGTTTCTACTACTGCTATGGCCGCTGCAGAATCTTTAGCGGCTATTGTTGTTGAATCGCTTGTTAACTTTCTTGTAAGCTCTTCTAAAGAAGTTGTCTTATCAACTGATTTAGATAGGTCGCCCTCTTCGGTTATTGTCGTTTCTTTGTACAACAAGCCCGGCGCAATCGGGGCGGGTGCTGCCGGGCTTTTACTTTCACTCAACTTCTCTTTACTCCCCTTGCTTTCTGTTGCTGGTTTTTCGGTAATGCTTTGCGGATAGTATTCACGGATAATAGTTACCCTTTTGTAACCACTATCCGTTTTTGTTTTTACTGCTGTTAGGTGCTTTGCATTGCTCAAACTGTCAGCATTAGAAACCTGCGTTTGCTTGGCTTCATTTGTCTTTACATTGCTGACAGTGCTTTTTGTTTCGCTTTCTGTCTTCTTCACAGAAGAACAGGACCAGATGCATACTGTTAATGCAAAAAGAATTATGTGTTTCATGATTGTGCTATTCATCGTCGTCAACTAAAATGCCTTCAACAATCTTAATTGCGTAGCTAACACCAATACGAACTATCAGCATTGCTAAGCTGTTTTCAGTGTGGCCAGTAGCAATAAGAATCGCTATAGCCGCATCACTTGCAAGCGTTACAGCCTGCTTTGTTTTCCTGAACCATTTAGGTGCAGGCTTATGCCAGTTTTTTACAATTTCTGCCATACTGTTACCTGGTTAAAACTTGAATAAGAGTGTTAATAGTGCCTTGAAGACTTGTATAGGCGGATGTATTGTCTTTAATAACGTCTACGAGTTCTTGCCGTTCTTTGTTTTGCTGCTTCCACATAAAGAAAATAAAGCCAGCAAATGCCACATTTGACACAACAAGAATAAGTACAGCCAATCCGTACTTAGTGGATTCGCTAATTACGGATTGGATTACTTCATTTTCCATCAATGCTTTTGTTTTTTGGTTTACGATAAGTGTCACAATATTCACTTAGCATAACAGGAAGATTGAAACGGACATGAAACAAAGGCCTAGTAGCTTAAAATTTTAATCTTGCCATACTTCTTGAATTTAAAAATCGGAATTGCCTGTGTGGGGTTCACTGGTGGCGAATAGGTGCTACATGGAGAGCCGGAAGGGTTTGCTAGGCAGTACGGCGACTGCTGTATAGTGTAGCCTGTAAGCGTGAACGGGCTAACCTCTACCGGCGTCACTACATCCCAGCTATTTGGATAAGCTGCAATGATGGCGCTGTTTGGCCCTACAATGCCGTTTGCAATGGTTCCTGTTTTGTTGCGGCCCCATGCGTACATTTTGCCGTTACTTCTTTGCGCATACTTATAAAAAACATATGATTGACCTCCGTAAATGTGCGTAAAATCGGAGTATTGCGACAATATTCTAACCGGGTCTTGTACAAGCAATTGGCCGGGACCTAAATCCCAGGCGTAAGGCGTGGGATATGTTGCCCAATTCAAACCTTGACCATTTCCAATAGTACCGTTTGCATTATCACCCCAACCATACAGAGCACCGGCCACGGTTACATGCGTGCTGACTGTGTTTGTTGCTATTTCGTCCACAGGACCAGGCAAACTTAAATCAGTAGTTAAATCCCTGGCTGTAGCTACAGGTGTATTATTTGCATAACCGCCGCTTCCAACAGATAAATAGCATCCAAAATACCCAAACCCCCAAAGTACACCTGCTGAAGTTTTGCCGTAGCTGAATTGACCAGCGCCCGCTATATCTATAATAGCTGGCATGTTCACGACTTGACCAATTGTTTTATAATCTACCCCACTATTACCGCGTCCTAAATTTTGGATTCTACTACCGCCGCCGCCACAAGTCCATGCGCTGCCATCTGTGCACAATACGTAAAGTATTTCCCCTGCAATTGCCTTTTTAACCAGGCGCTTACCAGGTATCACGAGTTCAACAAAGTATTTTGCTGTATCTCCTTCAGTTCCATTTCCTCTAAGCCCTCCCTTAAGAACCCCACCTAAAAACAACCTACCGTCTTCACTAACCATTGCAGAGAAGGAATAGGCATTAAAGGAATAACCGCAACTGACTTGCACAATTTTAGGCAAAGTGTTCCCGGCGCTGTCCCTGGTGATTTGTACAGGTGTATAAATCTGTGATGATGTGGCACCTTGCCCGGCTTGTCCCATTTCATTCCAGCCCCAAGCGTAAGGCTTTCCACTGTAGGTTGACGCAAGCGAATGATGCAAGCCGCTTCCAACCGATCTAACCGTTTCATTTATTGCAACCTGCACAGGTGGCACGGCATAGCCTGTGCTATTGCCTGTACCTACTGCAGATTGCCCAACACTCAAACCAAACAATATATCTGAAGAGTTAATTATAAAGGCTTGATACTCTCCCAATGAATAACGATCATAGTTATGCGCAGGCTCTGCTAAAGTTGTTACTGTTACATCGCTGTAAGCAGTAGCACCGCCGTTATCTGTGACGAATAGCCTGAATACTGTAGTGCCTTCCTGCAGGCCATTAATCTTAGTTGTATCACTGGAAGCGTTTAAGATGGTTGGACTACCCGGACCGCTGATTTTAGACCATGAATAAGAAGTTATTGAGCCGTCCGGGTCGCTAGCTGAACCAAATAGATAAACTGATGATATAGGGAGTTGTGCCGTCTGATTTACGCCCGCGCTAACTGATGGTGATGTATTACCAGAAAGCGCGTAGTGAACAACGTTTTGCGTATCGCTTTGTACTGTTGTCCATTCATACACATTGAGCATTCGACCGTTAATATTAAACCTGTATGGGGCCGTTGTTACATTCTCTTGATTTGTGTTTGAAGATTTCCCACCCCAATACCTCCACCAAAATGAATGGTATGGCGCTGGCGTATAAGAAGTGCTTAACAATTTAAAGCTACCAGGTACAACGCTATTCATTGTATCAGCCATTTTCGGCATGCTTCTTTCGCCGTCTCCTGTTTGCCATATACCAAGTTCGCGACCGCCACGACCGTAACAGCCATACAGTGCAAAATACCGCATACGCGTAGCGAATGCAGGTGTTTGGCCCCAATTGTCATCAGGGGGCACGCCCTGTATATTGACAACGCTGTTAATGCGGTTGATGTAGCTATAATCACCTAACGTTTCTTGATGCGTCGCTAGATTATTGGACCAATAACCGCCCTGGCTCATGCCCATGACATGCAAAGAATTTCGTTTAATTCTAAACATAGACATGATAGCATCAATCTTTGGTTTCATGAAAGCAGGAGAAAACGAACCGGTTGGCTGAATGCTTATAATGATTGTCGGATATACAACACCGTTTAAAGTGTCATTACCACCATACACGCCGTTACGAATGGCATTGTGCGGGCCATTCTTTGCTAATACGCTACTATCCGTTCCCTGCTCACCAACGCCCGGAAACCATAGTTTGCCTGGGAATGAATCGGTATTAGGCCGGGACCAATAATCTGACGGCAAATGAACGATGCAGTTAAAAGCACTTCCACTACCTCCTGTTATCGCAATATTGTAATCTGTTGGCTGTGCAACAACGCATATACACAGCAGTATAGATAAAGTGGTTAATATTGATTTCATCGCGGGTACCTCCTTACTTTCAAACCGGAAATGCGACCAAAAGAGTAGTTTGCATCTATCGGGGAACGAGCATTCACACACAGGTAAAGTTTCCCATTTGCATCAGCCACATTTTCACCAAACACCGCAGTTCGCGAAGTGTTTTCATAGGCGTCATAATCTAAGTATGTGCTATCACCTCCGGCATCCTTTAAAATATACGATTGGTAAGCCTTTCCAGCACTACCACCAGCGGCAAGACGCGAAGCAATTATTATTACTTCATACGTGGCACCGGGCGTAAGTCCGCTAACTTCTATCTGCGGGGTTGCCGTTGTTGTTGGTGCACGTTGGGTATAGAAGTAACCTGTAGTTACACCCGAAGGGAAATGCGTGCTGCTACCTACAGCGCCGCCATTATTACTGCTGGTTGCTGAACTAAAGGCAGTCCAATTGGCTGTAGCAACCGTGCTTATGGATATACCATAAGCACCGGTTGCTGTGATTACTGAAGTATGTGGATTTCCTACAACGTTTGTAAAGCCTGATATTGCAGTTAGCGAAGTACTAAACCTGAATTGTGCACTATCCAAATACCCTGTGCTTCCTGATGATACAGGCTTATGCGCAACAACAACTTTCAATACTTGTGCATCGGCCATGCTTGCTATAAATAGAAATGCAATTAATAGATTTTTCATAAGGTTAAAAGGTTGAGAGCGTGAACAAGTAATTTCCACCGTCAAAATCCGCAAGGGAAAGCATAGACTTACCTGCAGGAATTGTTATTGTAGCCGTCGCGCCGGTGCCTTGCAAATAACTGTTGGTCGGTACCACCAGTGTTATAGCGCCCCCGGATGAATTATCTATAACCATTTTTACCAGGTCGCCGGTATTTAAATGACTAAATAAAATCGTCCTGGTACCGGTTGATGTAGTTAAGCTAAGGCCAACCTGTCCGCCGTTGTCTACATCCACTGTGAAGCTGCCAGAACCGGCGCTACTTATTGCCTGTCTATAAAATAACCGCTTAAACTGTAAAGAAGTCATCTTACCATTTGCAAAAGCAGATGCAACAGCGCTATTAACAGCCTGTAAACTATCTGCTACCTGCTGCACCCTTTCTTTTGTTGCAATCTTGAAAGTATCAACAGATGTTTTAACTGCACTGTCTGAAGTCATTTCCTGCAAAATGCCATAACCGTTTACATCCTTTGCTAAGGAAACTTTATTAGTCTCATTGGAAAATAAACGTGAAATACCGGTTGCGTTTGTATTACGCATGATAAAGGTTTGTTCAGGCGCTTCATCAAAAAGTGAGGATTTGCTTTGATATGCAACATCGCCGGTTGTATTATTCCAGGCAAGTATATAATTGTGCCCGCTTACACCTGCTATATTTGGTATTCTTAAAGTGGCGTTTTCTAAATAATATGTGCCTCCCTGTGTATGAAAATCATTGCTGCTACTTATGATTGTGGAATAGCCGCTTAGCTTCACTGTGCCTTCGGAACGAATATCAAGTGTTTTATTTCCGTTCACAGAAAATACGGCCTTAGTTGTATCAATAGGGGACCAGCCAATAAACATGCGGTTGTCATAAAAAGGATTTGCGCCCGCATCTCGTTTAAACACAAGCCCATTGATTGAGCCAAGCGAATCAATAATATTGCCATTAGCTAATACCTGTGAAATATTCTGTGAACCGCCACTGCTTGAACCTCCCAATTTTGCTACGTTAAAATAAAGTGAGTTGCTTATAACATAACCACTTTCACCCGCACCCAAATTAAACGTTGATGTAGCAGACGTACCAAGCATAAATTTATCAGTGCCTGCAGTGTTTAGTGTTAATACTCCTGTTCCTTCGTTTATGACTAATTGCGGCATGTTACCACGCCCAGCTAATGCAGTGAAATCCCAACTTGCGGGCGATGAACCAGTATGAATTATAACAGGCGCGTCATCTATTTTTAAGCTTGCCGCACTACTTCTAACTACATTGCCATACCTTATATTTCCTGCAATCTCAACCTTGTTACCATTGATTGCAAAGTATCGTGCTAACGTGCCTTTATAAAAGTTCTGAATACCGAAAGTATTAGTCGCGTTGGAAGCCGTTGTATCGCTGAACCCTTCCACGCCAATGGTTGCAATGGTAAAAGGCGTCCCGCTTCCGTTCTGATAGCTTTGGAATGATATCCGGTTACCAGATACAGGGTTTGCATCGGGTCGTCTTATCATAATTCCATTAGAACCAGAAGACAATATGCCAAGGCTTTTACCTGCCATGATAGGCGCGAAAAAGTTGCCGGTACCGAAGTTTAAGGATAAGGTGTCTTGTGGTGAATTGTAAACGATGTTTCCAAGCCGCCTAAACGGCCCTTCACTGTTTAACCGTGCCCAATTACCTGTTTTCGTTCTTACCCATCCCCAATGGGATGAATCAGGATTTGGCCTAATGAGAACATCGCCAGGGAACCAGGTGCCGGACATTGGTAAGGTGTCTGTATCGTTGTAAAGCCACTTCTTTGAACCTTGATTACTGTTGTACCGGAATAACCAACCGTTTACAGTGTTTGATCTATTGGTTGTATTGATGTGATTTAATCCGCCATCAGCCCAGGTCATGCTATCGACAACGCCACACCTTCCGATGTAGTTATTCTCAAAAGTTCCCGCATTTGCTCCGACTATAGAAGTGTAATAGTTGCCATACAGCTTGATAGCATATTTCTGTGCACCTGGTGGCGCGGTTGCATTATAGTCGGCGGCTTGTGGGTAATCAAAAACGTTGTTTGAAATTTTAACGCCTTTAATCTGTCCTAGAACCACAATGCCTGCAGAATCGCTGCCCGCGTTTAAGCCACTACCTATAATATAGTTGTTGTCAATTTTACTGCCTTCGTCTTTCTTGATTTTTATACCGCCTGCCAAATGGCTATACATTTCATTATCACCGATATTAATTGCGTGAGTGTCATCTAAACTAATTGCCCAAACGTTGTTATAGAACGTGTTCATACTTATATTCCAGCTATAACAACCCGTTAAGAATATTGCATCACTACGACAAGCCCTAAATTGGTTATTGAAAATATTTGCATATCGAATTGTAGTTGTATTCGAGCTTGTTGGTGAATAACCTGAGATACCATTATAACAGTTATTAAATTGGTTCATCGATATATTACATCTCCAACTACCATCAAGTAAGCCCACGCCTGTATTATAGTACTCAATTTTATTTCCTATAATATCAACTCCGTAAGGAGCCATTTTAGCGGTTATCTTTATTGCAAGGTTTTCTGAAGGGTTAAAATCAGGAGTTTTAAAAATCTCATTGTAAGCAATTCTGCCAGGATTAGCCAGCCTTCCCGCTGTTATATCAATATAATCCAAATTGGCGAATATGAAACAGTTCTTGGATGTATTACGTTCAATAATGGGCCTCGTTACTCTGCCTGTATCGCTGGTCAAATTTTGGTAGCCATCAACATTTACCGCGGTTCTGCATTCTTCAAAATAATTATCATACACTTTTACATCATAACCCTTACTCACATAGACTGCTGCACCGGAAACAGTTTTGCCACGTTCGGAGATTTTTACAGATGCAGTTCTATTTGTACTAACACCGTAAAAGCGGCATTGCTCAACTACCGCACCCCCAGCACCGTAATACATGATACATGCGCCATAGCCATACGGAAAAACACCTTCATCCGCGTAACCACTTTGAAAAAACGTTATGCCCCTAACATCGCAACTATCAGCTTTGAAAATAAGCTGTGTCATAAACTTTTTAGTAGTCTTTATAGTAGCATTACAGAAGGAAACTAGATTAGTATTTTTCTTATTGAACTCTACTGCTGAATCCAATAGATAAGGATTCTTGCCGTCTGTTAAGTTGATGGTTGTATTTGATGGTAACCACGCTAAAAGCTTCCGCATTTTAACCGGAAACAATGTGTCTGCACCTTTAATGCCAACCCAATTCAGATCGAAATAGGGTAGGCCATCAACGACCCTTTCAAGGCGTCCGGCACCAGTAACCCATGATGGTTTATAGACCATTCCATACATGGTATCCCGTGTTGAATTTGCTACATATTTAAATAACCCGCCTCCGCCATCTCCGCGAACAGCGTAATTTTCTACCTCAATACTGTGGCCGTCTGGTATATTGCGTGAAAGCCTGGAAAGGTCCGCGATGTTGAATGCTTTTTCTCCGCGTTGCAAGACCTGCGAAAACCCTATAAATGTTGATGTGACTAGGAACAAAAAAACAAGAACTACATTTTTCATTTAGATATGTTATTGAGTAAAAGAAAATTGGTATTTGTATGAAGCCCCTGCTAAGGGTATAAAAGGAAAAAACAAAGTGTATGCTTTCAAAGCAGGTTTGTAAACTGCCTGAAATCTTTTACCGGCTTCATCTTTTGTATTCGTGACCTCAACAGATGTAACGGATACCGTTGCAGGGTCATAAGACAATTCACTATAGATTGTTATACTGTCTTCCCATCCAAGAAAAGTATAAACAGTGTCTTTTTTGTCCGCAGGCCTTACGCCTCCGCCAGAACTTCCCAAATACAGGAATGAAGAAAGGCCCAACAGTGCCTTTTGTATCTGTTCTGCTGAAACTTTTTCTGGCCGCTTGTCTTTGATATTAGAACGTATGTAACTGTTTAATGACGATGTATCATTGAACTGACTAAACGTTGTACATGTCATTAGGATTAATAAGGAAACTAAAGCTGCTTTTTTCATATTTAGTATTTAATTAAGAAGTATTTGCCAATTGTCTTTACTGTATTTTCGGCCGCTCCGGTTTTCTGTGTCTTGTAGTTTCCTGTTCTGTTTGATGTAACTGAACTAAACCCTACTGGTATATCCCCGCCATCTCTTACCGCCTGGTAAACCGTTTGCACGTGATCATGTGACTTAACGTCATCAGGAGCATAGCCACCCGCATAGTTATGCGCCCTTGCCAAATCAACGCCCCTTCCCAGGTCTAGCATTCGTTCATGCATCGCCCTTTCATCCGGAACACGGAAAGTTGAAACACCGTCACCAGTAGTATAGCACGCGCCGTATAGCAGCGTATTCGTTGCCCGCAATGATTCGCTAATCACTTCATGCCCAAAATCTAAAGACTGTACATATTCCCATAGGCGCGGATACCTGTCCCTGTTTAATAGCTGTCCAATAGCAGGAACGGTGTTGCGAAGTATTTTGCGTGATTTGGTTTCTTCCCCTGCAGTATAAAAGTTGCCAATTGCGTTTAATATTTTCCAATGCCCATCTGCTGCGACTAAAAACAGATGTTCTTTGTGATGCATATACAGAACACTTCTGTTACCATCCGCATCAAAAAAGTATTGGCCTGCAGATGGCGTAATTTTTATAACAGCCGCAGCACTGCAAAAACTAGAGATAGGTATAATAGCACCCTTTGTAAAGCTATCCGTACTATCTAGCGCAAGAGTTAGTACACTTGATGATATTGCGGTAATCATATATCCCGAATCATCTTTTTTGATTTGGCCGTTAGCGTTGATAACTCTTTCGTCAACCAGGTTCATAATTCGGCCCATGCGATTTTTTAGCCAGATAGTTCTATTAGCTAAGTCTTTTAAGGGCTTGTTATCAATGCCATCAGCACCCCCCTGAACCACGTCTGTTTCCTCAAACTGGTAAACGTCATCACCAAAAACATCTTCGCCTGCGTATAATCCCATAACTTAATTAATTGTGATTTTCCATGAACCAACTATTTGCACCAAATCAGTTTTAACGATTTCACCCGTACGAACCTTACGAGCGCATAAAACATTGTCAGAATTAAGTAATCCAAATTCACGAATTGTTTTTCCGTTGGCGTCTGCGTTATCTAAAGAAAAATTGAATTGTACACTTTGCGCATCCGGATAACTAACGTTTAAAATGTCTTTGTTAAATTGGCTTGTTAATGCATTGTCGTCAACTGTTGCCGCAGTGTTGCCTGTACCAACTGCAATTTTTGAAATGCGCTTGCCTGCCGCGTCCCCCCCTAACAACTTTGCAATGTTTGTTTTGCCAAGCGTTACAACCAGGTTGTTTTGCTCAAAGGAACTTACCAGTTTACCGCGTTCAAATACCTGAATGCTTACGGTACCGGTGGCTTTAAGTGTATCCATTTAAAAAATTTCTATTGTTAATAAATCTGTATCCCTGCTATAATTGCGCGACCCGTCGCGTAGGACTAGCCCGTTGTGCCTGAAGTCTCCACCTGCTGTTACCGTATCTTCATCGTTGGTGGCTTGCGCATCGGCAAAGGCTTCTGATAGCTTTACTTCGTCTGCATCCAGGTGCAGGGTATAACTTAACGCGGCTAAATGGCTACGTACATTCTTGTACTCCATTATCATTTGCGTTAAGTCGTTGACTTCCGCAACGTTTAAAGACTTGTCTCCGAGGTCTATGGTAACCCGGAACTTTGCCCAGTGACTTTCTACATGTTCTTGTATTTCCGCATCCCCATAACCAATGCTTATCAGCGCTTCCCTTACAGCCCATAGCGTCCCTTTATAACGGTGTAACTCAATAGACTTTTTTATTATGTCTCGCTTTTCTTGCTCCGTATTTGCAAGGCGAAAGCCCTTATATCCTAACACGTCGAATTGCTCTGCTAAATAGGGTATCGCTGAAGCGTCCACCGTATCTATGATGTATACCAGTAGGCGGTCTAGCTCCAATTCGGTGAAGCGTTTTTTTATTAGCAGGTCGAATGCTGCTAAATGCTTAATGTGCGCTATGCTATCTGCTAGTATGCTGCCGTTATTCGTCATGCGTGCCGGTTATGGTTACGGTGATGCCTGTGCAGTTCGTATATACTTCAGGGTCGGCGATGATGTTAGCAGAAGGGCTTATAACATCCACATCATACACTATCCCATCTAGCATAGCAATAGACGCAATCTTTGCTTTAATTACGTCTAACCCTAATTTGTTTTTGCGTGATTCCTTCCAATCGGTCAACTTCTGCAAAACTGTTGCATCTGCATTGGTGTTAACAGCCTTTGTGAAAAGGGTTAATTCGATCTCTATACCGTAGTCCTGTTTTGTGGGTTCAAGTACCACAACAGTATCAGTTAAGGGCCTGATCTTATCACCGTTGCATATTGCATACACGGCTTCTAAAATTTCTGTCGTTGGCATGCCCCCGTTTTCCAACAGTGGATAAATGTTTACTTGACCAGGTACCGGCGATGTTACAGCCACATCTACAATAACACTCGACGCACTTTTTGCGAAGTATTTATAAGCATCCACGGGACCGGCAACACTAAAAGAAGACGGCGCAAGCTTGATGCGCTCCCTTAGCTCATCATCTGTTTCATCGTCTGCACCGCCAACAGGAACTGTAATGTTTTTTGCACCGGTCAAATATGATTGTGGGTCAAGTACAATATTTATTTTATTGACTTCATAACCGTTCCCAACTTTACCAGGTGTAGAGCATTTTGCAACGACCTGAACAGAAAGAGTACCAGCCGCTACAATAGTTGATTCAATAGCCTGAAAAATCGCCTTGCCGTCTGTGCTTTGAACGCGTAACCCTTCCGGTATAACAACGCCTGTATGCCCATTGACTAAGGACAGTTCAAGCGTGCATAATGCAGAAGCTGCGGGCAATCGGGACACTCCAACTAGAAGGCCTAAGTATTCCAATGCAGCGCCACGGGAAAAGGAAACCATGTTTTGGCGGGCTGCATCATTAAGCCCTGTGCGGATGATTGTTTCCCTGTATGCGAATGCGTTAATAATGAGCATTTCAACATCTGCAGGAGCAATTTGCCTACCTAGCAGTGATTCCAAATCAGATTTCATTTCATCAATGATCTGCTTTGAATCTTCATGAACAAACTTTATTAGATCAGCCATATTTTTTTAGTCTTCTTCTATTGAAACGTTTAATTCAGCCGTAAAGCCTTCTATATTTGAGAGGCATATCAAACGGTACCTGGTAAAATCTTCCCCACCCTCGAACTCGTCGTTAAATTCTTCGGAAAAAAACGGTTCACCTTCTTGCCGTGAAGCTTCCATATACCAATTCCCGTAAGCTCCCCAATTGTCCTGCACCCATTCCAGCATTAAACCGGGGGTAAGGAAACTTTCGGGCTGTATTGGTTCAGCAGGTGAGCCGCTTACACTAAATGATAAACTGTAATGTTGTCCAGGTTCAAGCGATGAAAACACTGCTTCGACCCTGATAAGTGCTAGTAGGTAAATAGATAAAGAAGCAGATGAAACACCATCCGCATTCAGGTATAATACAAACCTGTCTTCCAGCTTATACCAACGGCCATGAACTTGCCAATTAGCTTGCACCCAATCAAACATTTCCTGTAATGTTGGATAGCCTGCAATGTTGGGCAATGGCAACACGTGGGCATCATTCTTTTCAAAGTCAATCTGAAAGGGATAGTTATTAGGATTAGCAGGGTGGAAGGCTTGTAAAATGACCTCTGTGTCTTGAATACTTCCTTTTATACCTTCCTTTAAATCAAAAAGAATCTTATCTATCAAGTCTTCATCAACAAGACTGTAAGTGATTTCAAAAACCGGGTTGGAAATGGTTTTTAATTTATGGGTGACGTTGATAACCTTAATACGCGGCTCCCATATCTCCAAGGCATTCAAGATAGCCATTTTAATGTTAGGAATACCGCTACCTAACGGATAATCTATATACTTAAATATTTCACTTCCAAATTCAGGCCTTAACGGGTCTGATCGCTTAGTAGTCCTTAGTATCAATTCAATGCATTGGCGAATTGACGCAAGCCCTTCAGCTATAACGCCATACCCTAAAGTACTAATGCCCCAAACTGGGTTATTGATTTTATCTAAGGTTGCCATGAGGTGCACAATTTGCAACGGATGGCGAAGGAAGATGAAACGGGATTGGAACAGCTATTTTTTATAGTAAAGGTTTTCTGTAAATTATTTTATAACTTAAGAGTGGATTGTCCTAATAACAATACAAAAAGTATAATATTAACTTGATGATTACCAATACCTTATTTTTTTTATTGCTAAAGCTTTATTGCATAAATTTACGCGTGGTATGCCATTAGTAGGCGACACTAAACTATGAGTAACAATTTATATGACAACATTTCTCTTTTCTTAAAAAACCCTAATAACTTTGACGCACGACAAGGAGTTCATTCTACATTGTACTTATTGCGAAGAGACGCAAGTTTATGTTTTGGCTATGACCCAAACAATAACCAAAAAATTCAGTTCGAAGCTTTGTTTCCTGCAACAATGGCTGTATTAGCAGGAATCGACCTTGTTGCAAAATTTGTTTATCGCGACTCAGCAAATGAAGTGGGAAAAAGATTTAAAAATTTTGTTTCAAATTATATTGATAACACTTTTCATGTAGAATTATATCAATTACGCAACTCTTTATTACATTCATTTGGACTTCATTCAGAAACAAAAGATGGAAAAGTTTACCACTTTGTTTTAACTCGGGGAAGCGGAAAATTAATAGAACATGTTTTAGCGAAATCTTATTTAGTTGACATAGAACTTTTATGGAAAAAGTTTGAAAATTCAATAAATGTATATGATCAAGAATTAAAAAATTCTGCAGACTTACAACAAAATTTTTCAGACATGTTTCCAAAATATGGACTAATTGGAATACAATAAACGGCATACAACAAAGTCATTGATAAAAACGTGGCTGATAATTATAATATGTACATAATCATCGCGCCGTAATGCTATTGATCTTTTAATTTGAGCTTCAGCTTTTGTATTTCAATTTGGCTCCAGTTATAGGCTGACAGGAATGCGGATTTCACGCCATCAGCAATGCTTTGCGGTTGTGTGAGATCTAGATATATATATCAAGTGTTTAATCCCAACTGCAATGAAAGAAAACGGTGAATTATTATTAAAGGTGAGTTTGCCGACTTTTATTTTATTAGGACTTGCCAAGACAAACGCTTATTATAATCAGTTTCATCTTCCAATACTTGAATATCTTAGCTTGTCAGAAATGACAACAATTTTCCTAAGTAATATTTATGTATATTCAGCTTTGTTTTTTCATTTTGCAATTTTCTTCCTCTTGGACGAAAGGCATTTCAGAGGCTCATTAACATTAATCTTCCTAGCTTTTACTCTCATAACGGCGTTTAATGCATTATCAGGCAACTTTAGATTCCAAACATCTGACACTCTATTAGTACTTACTGGAATTTTCATCATTGCCGCGATAATAATTGCTGTTTCAAAAAATAGTGTAAGTGTCTATCTTAAAACTTTGGACAAAATGACGAAGAAGATATTCGCTGCTGGATTTGTATTACTTATTTTGTTAGTGATTTCAAGTTTTCAAGGCAGATTCGAAGCTAGGCAGGTTAGAAAAGAGCATATTTATTCAGGAACTTCTATTGTTGTTAAGTCTGGTAACTTTTTTTCTAATGACTCAACCTATTTCATCGGAAAGACAAACAGCTATGTATTTTTCTACATCGAAAAGGAAAAGGCGGTAAAAGTTTATCCGGTGAATGAAGTAGAAGCGATTACTTACAAAACGAAAGCGATCTACTAACACTTCACATAAGCTTGGTTTTATGCAAGTTGGGCTTGCCATTGTAAGATCGACTATTTGCAAATCCCGCCTTCAATTCCAGCAGCGGAATATCTATAAACTTTTGTATTAACTTTATCAACATGTTTCAATCAGCAGCGGTTATCGGCAGATGGAATACTAATTCCCCAACCTGCATAAAGCCCTGCTCGTTAGCCGTAATACTAAAACAACCACCTGACTACAGCCAATGACGAAAGAAAAGCCAAAAACTATAATCAATGGAGCTGACTCATTGATGAAGTTCTTGAAAAAGAATTTCCCCAAAAGTATCGGAGTTACAAAAAAGGGACTCTACGAGAAAGAAAGAAGGATTGTAAGAAAGACTTTTAGGGACTTTTCCTTTACAGGAAATTTTCATGGAATTGAATTTCGCAGTGTAAAATTTATCAACTGTGACTTTGCCGGTATTTGGGGGTTCTTCTGCATTTTCCAGAATTGTGAGTTTAAGAATTGTGGCTTTAGAAATTGTAGATTCTCGCATTTACAAATGTATTGGAATGGAATTTATTTTGAAAAGTGCCATTTCAGAAATGTTGAACTTGACGAGGGAAGCGTCTATAATTTAACGTATGACAGTTGCACTTTGATGACTTGTAGCTTTGGGGGCCTATTTCCTTCAGAAAACATTCGATTCTATGACTGCGATATCGATGACTCTCACTTTATGATACTTCAATATTATAAGGACAATAAAGTTGAAAGGGTTGATGAATTTATTGACATGTTATTTCAAGATTGCAGAATTGATTCCTCAAACTTTCATATACTCAACCTAAGAAATAGTCGTTTTATAGACTCAATACTTTACAGAAGTGGCTTTATAGATTGCTTTGTGGACAATGAATGTTTTATAGTCACTAAAAAGCTTAAGTATGAGAGTTATGCGACAATGGACTTTCAAACAATACTACAAAGTGATGAATTGAGTGATGAAATACTTTCAAGCTTTTTTAACATCAAGAACAAAGTAAACTTAAAAGCAATTATTTCAGGAATGACCACACAAAAGACGTTTTCAACAGTTTTTATTTCCTACAGTTTTAAAGATTCTGAATTTGCGAAAACGATAAATGGCAACTTGAACAATCAGGGCATTAGGACTTTCATGTGGGAAAAAGATGCACCAGGTGGTAAACCCTTGGAAGATATCATGACTTCTGGAATTGGTGTTCATGATAAACTTTTATTTATTGCATCTGAATACTCAATTCGTAGCAAGGCTTGTCAATTCGAGTTGACCACGGCAAGAAAAAAACAAGAGCTTTCATGGAGTAATGTTTTTTTTCCAATAACCATAGACGACTATTTATTTAAAGTTAAAAAGAATCAAATCAGACCCATAGAATTAGCAGATGAATATTGGGAGAATATTGAAGAAATAAAAAGAGTGAATGCTTTAGATTTTAGTTCATTCAACAAGAAGGGATACAACGAAGATGATTTTCAGAAAATGTTTCAAAAAATAGTTGATGGACTAAAAGTAGAACCGTGAAAGTACTACTCCTAACATTCCAGTATGTTAAAATTCGGGCCTGACTTAAACCAAAGGTTATAAAGGAATTCCGCTAGTACCAGGTCCCGTCTGCACACCTGAGTGTTTATGCGTTTTCAAGCTTATGCCACTGGCTTTTACTTCCCCGGCATGAACTTCACCTGATGTAATAAAGTTCCCGTCTGCTGTAATACTTCCGCCTTCGGTGGTGGTTATTGATGCCGCACTTAACGAACCCGACACTATCACATTGCCGGTTAAATTTATAACAGGGGCCTGTACGGTAGCTTTTGCGGCTGATTGCGCGGCTATTTCCCCTGTTGCTTGCACACTTACCTTACCCGTGGCTAAGGCCCGCAAATCGCCTTTTACGTCAACCGTGAGCTTATGCACGTTTTTATCATACTCTATCAAGGTGCCATCAGAAAACAGCTTTCGGAACTTACCGGCGCTTTCGCTCGGGTCGGGTTCGTCCTGATCGCTGGGTACAGCGCCAATTATCACACCTTCATCGCAGTTGTGTAACATTAGGCAAACAACATGTTCATTAATATCAAGCTGCCAACTTTCTTTATCGGATTTGCTTTTACGAACTAATACTGGCATCCAGTCAGTCACAAAATCATCGTCATCAAAGGCAACTTTTGCAAAGCCTGGCTGAATATCGCAGACTAAGCCATATTTTAAACAGAGGTTCATTTATAAAGATTTTTATCTATGAGGCCAACACGTTTAATATTGGCAGATGAAACAAAGCCGCCGTCTTTATCGGCTCTGTGGCTGCTTTCTGTTATGAAAAATTTACCGCTAAACATCCCAAAACCTTCAAGCTGCAGACTATTACCGGCAATCAGGTAAACATTACCCTGCATGTCTAACGTGCCTTCCTGCATAAGTGAATTAGCTCGGTACAGCGCGACGTTTGCCATTATTTCCGCCTGTTGTTCATTCTCCACGCGATTACGCATTACCAGGCTATCAGCCTTAGCCGTTGAATAGGTTTTATCTGTTTCGGTTTTGCTGTATACAATGGTACTTTTCTTGCGCGGGTGATGATATTTGATGTTTACTGAATTATAGGTTTGCGATGTTTTATCGGAAATGCTTAGGCTTGTTACTTCACTACGTTTTACAGTTAGGTTGGCGTCCTTGCCTTCCAGTTCAAAAATATTCGTAAACGTTAGTTGTGAACCACGCACAGAAAACGTATAACCATAATCGTTGGCAAGCTCCTGCAGAAAGTGTAAATCCGTCTTTTGATACTGCGTTTTCCTTTCAATGCGTATATCAGGAATATTTCCAATGATTGTAAGGCCATGCTTTGAAGCGATTGTATTAGCAATTTCACGCAATGTTTTCTTTTCGTGGGCGTAAAACTTCAGCGTACGAAGCTCTTTGTTAATCCCAGCACCAAGCGCTTTAATAGTGATTACATCGCCTTCCTGTGAAAAGCTGGCATTCACTTCGTCGATAGTGAAGATGCCGCAATCCAAAGATTGCCCCAAAGAATAAATCTTTGCATTCAAGGAGTCGCCATGCGTAGGGTACCAAGATAACTGCCATAGCCCGGCGCTATCTTCCAAAACTATTTCCAGTTCATCGGCTTCACCCGTGGTCCGGTCGGTATAGTTTAATGAAATGACATAAGGCAATATGCTGCCTGTAATATTCTTGCCATTATAATAAATTTCGTAAGTCGCTACAGGTGCCGTCATTGCTTCCAGGGGGGTAAACGTTCTAAATCTGTTTTCACTTCAGCCACGGGAATAATTGGAATATCAATGTATATACCAGAAGGTAAAACGTCAGTGATTTTTACACCCGGATTGGCGTTAATAATCTTGTTCATTTTGCTTGCGTCCCCGTAAGCATCTAGCGCAATGTTATCCCATCTTTCCCCGCCCTGGGTGGTTATTTGTTTAAAGCTCATAAGCGCAATATTGATTTGTTAATGATTGTGCGGGAAGTAGCTTTTAAGAACTGCATTGCTTTGACCATTACCGCATTTTGAGCAACGACACTGCCGAAAGATTTAGTAAGAATTATGTTTAAAAACTTAACTGATTCCTGTGATACCTGTGTAATGGCTTGTTCGATAGCTGCATTTCCATACAAAATACTTTTAGGGTCTGCACAGATAGCAGCCAACGATTCTGCGTTACTGTTTACGTTTATAATGCTATCAATGGCGATGCTTCTATTTACCGGAAATTCCATTCCGCCTTTTTCCACTATTGCATCATTAACCAGGCTTATATTGTTTTCGCTTTTTGTAATAAGCGCCGCGACGTTTTCGGTTTCGGTTGGCGGATTTACCTTGCTGGTTAATATCTGCTTTTTATCTCCTACAGCCGTGGCTTTTTTTCGGTTCGCGTCTTGTTCTTGCTGCAAGGCATTCGGCGTAACGTATTCGCGCAAGAGACATGAAACTATTAAGGAAAATATGTTGCCTTGCGGGTCCGCATCTTCTACCGTTTCTGTTATCTCAACAATTACATAGCTTCCTGAAAGTTTCCCATTGCCAAAAAGAAGCGGTATAATCTCCCCTTTGTCCCGATAGTCTTTCAAATTATTCAACTCTGTTTCAGGTACGCAAAAGGATGCATGAAACCGCATTGATAAACTTATTTCATCTAACGTGTTACCTGTCTTTTGCAGCTTTGGTTTACCGTCTAACATCTGATGAACTGCGTAAGATGCAGAACCGGCTTTGCTGAAATCAGTAAAGCCTTTCATGTTCTGAAATAATATCGTTCCTAATTGTGCGTACATGGTTTAATTTATATAACTAACTCTTTTTTTGCCTGCTTCATATTGAGCCATCAAACGGGCAAATTCTTTCTTGATTACCCCGCTGATCGCTTCGCCGTCTTTAGCTGTTGCACTGCCTGATAGATTGATGTTTACAGTCATTGAAGGACCGCCACCGCCTGCCGGACTTCCAGCACGCACCGGCTGCAGCGCTTGACCTGGTTTAGTAAGAAAATTGAATGCTGCCTGCGTAGCCCGGCGCATAGCATTGATCATTGATGCAGGTTTAATGCTTTCGGCAATTGTCTCTACTAATTTGATCTTATGAATGTCTTTAAGTGGACCATCTTTAGCCGGGGAGAAGGGCAACAGGTTCCTAACCTTTTTTACCATATTCTTTACCATGTCCACGGGAATATGAATAGCCTTTTTGATGCCAGCTACTAAACTACCTATGATATTGTGCCCCCCTTCAGTAAAGGCTTTGTAAGTTCCCGTAATAAACGCAAGGACAGAACGAAAAGGCCATGTAATTACTGCAAAGATGCCTTTCCCTATAGCCTTCAAATAGCCAAGGAACCCGCCATATTGTGATTTTATGTTTGCAAAAATTCCTTTAAAGAAGCCTACTATCTTAGACCAATATCTGATGATGAGAAATACAGCCGTTGCGATTGCCGTTACCCAGCCGATAATTGGGAATGCCATAAACACAAGCCTTAACACCAGCATTATATTTCTTAGTATGCCGAAAGCCCTGGTTAAAAAGCTGATAACACGAACACCGATGCTAAACAATTTCACTATTCCACCAAATGCAAAACTTAAATAACCACCTGCTAAAGCAAGACCCGAAACAACAGCCGCCGCTTTCGCTATACCAGCAACTAAATTCGGATTGCGGTCAATCCATACGCTTACTTTATCAATCCATTTCCCTGCAGATTCCGTTAGCTTATTAAGCGATGGTAAAAGGGTGCTGCCTATCTTTATCCACAGTTCATGAATCCGGTTTTTAAATATCTGCATTTGTGCCGCTGTAGCAGCTACGCGCTTTTGATACTCTCTATCCATGCTGCCTTTTTGAGCACCATTTACAAGGTTCATTTGCCGCTTTAGTTCACCCACGTTATTAGCAAGCTTTTGCAACTTTGGCCCGTGCTCTTGCCCAAACAGTCGAATTAATGCTTCCGTTTGCTTTTCGGGTTTGAGGCCGTTAATTTTTTCAAACACATCCATAATGGCAAATTGTGCGGTTGAGCTATTGGACATGGATTTTTGTAGATTTTCACCACTAATACCCAACATCCTTAACCCTTCCTGAAACTTTTTCCCTTGCATAGTTGCAGCGCCTAACCTGTTAAGCATCGCACTTAAACCACTCCCCGAAGTTTCAGCGCTTTCACCTAATGAAAGCATCGTTGATGCCATTGCTGCCGCCTGATCTGGCTTAAGCGCTTTCGCCGCACCGCCGATGCGCTGTAATACATCAATTAAATCAGGCCCTTTTGCCATTGTATTATCATCCAGGTAGTTAATAGTGTCGGCAAATTCACCAACCTTATCAATAGGGATTTTAAACACGTTCGCAATCTTTCCCATACTGTCCGCAATTTCACCGGCACCCATATCAAAGGCAACGGACATTTTTGTAACCTGCTTCGTGTAGTCTATGATCTTGTCTTGCGCTATACCCATGCGAAGACCTGAAGCAATCATTTCTTGTATTTCACCGGTAGCTAATGGCAATTGCTTACTAAGCTTAAAAATATCGTTCGTCATACCCTTAACCGCTGTTGGCGTATCTTCTGCCATCTGCTTACGTATGTCTACCATTTTGGTTTCAAACTCTGTGGCTGCATCAATGGCCTTGTATATAGGCGCACCGATGGCAAGGCCACTTGCAACAAGTTGTTTGCCGGTATTAAAAGACTTTTCCGCAAGCTTATCAGCGCTTGCGGAAAATGACTTTAGTTTATCTGTGGATTTTTTAACGGCGGAGTTTATAACGTTGCTCATTTTATCATAAGCAGACAGAATAACCGCTATTTTCATTTCTGCACCACTCATTTGCTATTGCTCGTTCTTTGGGGTTAACTTTTCGTATAACTCGTGTGCCTGTTTAAACCAGAATATTAATTTATCCGTTGACCAGGTTAATAGTTCTGAAAGGCTTGTGTGTGCGAAGTGTGCCAAAAACATAACGTTTTCGGCACTAACTAAAAATTTATGTCAGCAAACGCAACCTGTATGCGCATATAGCTTTTCATGTCTAATTCGGAAAGGTCTTCCATTATAACAGGCACTTTGTTGATAGTTACACAACCGGCCATAAGCGCAGAAAAGTATTTACTTTGATTTCCGCCGGAAATAAGCGTAGCGGCTTCTACGTCTCCGCCCCTTCCTGTTTTTACGCGGGCTATCGTGTTATCACTTAACAATACATAAGCAACGGGTTTACCCTTTTCATCTGTGCTTCTAATCTCATGTTTGCCATCTTCAAAGGCTTCTATTGCTGGTAATTCATTGTCAAGAAGTAAATTCATAATTTGTTTTGGATTTTAAGTTTTGATTACTAAAGAAAAATAGCCCTGCAATGTTGCAGGGCCAATGATTAATTAAAGGCCCAGGTTTTGCCTGTATGTCGCCAACTGATCCACACCATTAACGCGCCAAATATTGTTTAATACGTCTATGTCTACAATCTCTTCGCCGTCAATTTCCAGCTTATAGGCTATGACGTTCATTTCGTTTTCTATTTCCACGTTGTCTTGTGGTTTGAAGTTTGCACCCCCTGCTTTTTTAAAGGTTCCTGTTAAGTAGATAACAGCCGCTTTTTGCGCTGTTCTTGAACCGCCTTCCCAGGTCTCTACGTTCGCCCGAACCATGAGCCTAACCGCTGTAAATGCGTCATAGGTTTTCTTCATTACATCCGGGTAAATCGCATTCCATTTGATTTTAGCGGTCATTTTCTGAAGGCCTGCGGTTAGCTCTGATTCGCCAACCATACCTAACGCTTTATGGTCGGTCATTTTGGGCATTACTTCAGGCGTGCTTATTTCTTCCGCCCTGCCCATGAAACTGGTACCATCCAAATAGATGTTACAGTTTGTTACTTTATTTACAAGGTTATTACTCATTGCTGCCGTTTATTGCTTGTTTGGAAAAATTATTTCAAGGAGGAATACAAGGAAATATCTATTTCAGAATAGAACGTTATACGTTCTGCAGGTGTAGCACCCATGAAAATAATCCTGAATTTTACTTTTCCTTGCGCCAAGTCTGTATCAGGGTTATCAGTGCGATCAAACACCACTTTTGAACCTTCGATAAGTGCGCCACGTCCTGTAAGTACTTTAATAAAGTTGTTACCTGTTTGCCTTATGTCATCTACTAGGGCTTGATTAATTGGCCTGTCCGTGAATTGCATTGCTGCTTGCTCTAAGCTTTCGTGCACCACGTCCGCAATTCTACGCATTACAATAAAGTTTAGGGGCGAAGTGCTGGTAGGAAAAGATGCATTACGATTGCCCCAGGATAAAAAACCGGTTCCAAAGGAATTAAACACAGTCGTAATGCCTGCTTCATTCAAAACGTTTACATCACAATCCGGGTCGTTGATGCTTGCGGATAACTCCATAGTTAGGCCTGTAACACCATTCATTAATTTGTTAGACGGTGAAAACCAGTAGCCAAAATCACGATCTGTTTTAGCCAACATACCTGCGAAAAAACCTGAAAAAGGAACATCAGCGTTTGTATCTGTGGCTGCATCGTAAGCCTTTACGTAAGGATAAAGAAGGATTGCGCGGGGGTTAGAAGTAAAGAAAGATGTTGTACTTTCTGTACCGCGTGATTCAATCACATCTTGTACCGTTAAATTCGGAGCACAATCCAACGGTACAACAGCCCGTAACTTTTCGGCTGTTGCTAATAATGCATGCGCAATGGCTGGTGAAAAGCTTTTCTTTGGAGCTATTAATATTTTTGGATTATAGCCAAATTTATTAAAAGAAGCTTCAAAGGCTTTAACACCGCTACGGATGCCGTCCGCGCCAATATCACCAATAATATCGGCATCGGTTACGCCATTGACGTTAAGTTTTTTGTAGCTGAATTTGATTGTTTCATTTTCTGCAATCCGGCCTTTGATAACGGTAAAATTTCCGTATGCGTCTAACTGATAGTCAGTACCAAGTACATACGTTGAAGCCGTACCATCTGCCTTTTTCAAAGTAACGGGACCTATAGGAGCCGCGCCAAGCTTAAGTTTGCCTTCTGTAACAGCTTTGCTTTCGTCTGCAACTGCTGTCGTGTGCGTATTAGCATCAAAAACATTTACTACCAGTATAGTGCCGCTGCCTTGCAAAAGAATATGCTCCAATGCCTGCGGGATTGTGAAACCAGGTAATGATTTACCGAATTGCGCGGCATCTTCATCGTTGCGCACAATGGTAAGTGTGTTTTTTGGACCTGTTGGAGCAATGCCTACAAGGCCTATCACAGCCGTTTTAACTTCCTGCACGGTACGAACACCGGAAGAAATTTCTATAGTCTCGACGCCGTGTAAATAAGACGCTGCCATGTAAAAGTATTTGAGGTTTTAAAATTTTGTTTGATTGGATAGTTAGTTGCTGAATTGCTCTGCGAATGATATTTGTGTAAAAGTTGCACCAGGCGATAACACGGGTTCTGTGTCTTCGCCGCTTAGTTCCGCATTCAGGGTTTTACATTCAAACTCAAGATAAGGTTGCACTGAATTTTCATCCACTTGCAACAGAGCGTATTTGACAACAGTAAGGCGATCTGCGTTACTTGGCTTGAAGCCTATTAAGTAAAGCTTTACGAGTTCAATAAGAGTGTAAATACCGCCATCCCCTCTTAGCTTCCTTGATTCAAGTGTTACCCGGAACTTTGCGCGTTCTTCGATGTATGCTTTATCTAATCCTTTGTCAGGTTCATAGAAGCTATCTATGTATTGAACTGCTGCCCTGGCTACTTCAATTTTATTATACCAGGCTTTTGCATCCTTTTCGTTTTCTGGCATTGGTGCAGCCTCATATAAATTGGCTATTCCATTTTCAGCAAACTTTCCGTTGAGCCTATCTGCTATTTCCTGTTCAGCGGTGCCGTAATTCATTTGATGTTAAGAGTTGCTACAAATGTCTTTCCGTCAAATTTTGCGATAACCTTACGTACAAAAAAATCTTGTGCGCCGATACTCACAGTTTCTAAATTGCCTTCATCAACTGATTCCATAAGCCCCGTGAAAACCCCGGCCTTATACTCCATCTTGTATTCAGTTACGTCATAGTCGTTATCACTAATGCCGTACTTTTCGGATGAATCTTTATAAAGTATGTCAGCGCTTTGCTGATCGCCGCCACCGTAGGGGGACCAGGTTGCAACATCTCCAAACACTGTAGTAACAGTGTCAAATATTGCGTCCTGTATGCTGTTGAAAAGGCTCATGTTATTTAGTAAAGCCCTTACAGTGTAAGGGCTTTATGATTAATGGCTTAAAAGAATACTTCCCAAAACATCTGCAGATTGCGCATCTGCGTAGGCATAGCCTGCAAAGGTGTTACTTGATGCAGTTTTGGTTAATGCTGTACCGTCTGCTTTAAGATAAAGCATATCACCAACCGCCCAGGATTCACCGGTAGCTTTAGGAACGTCACTGAAAGCACCTGTGACGTTTAAAGTAAATCTGTCACCTTCGGCGGCATCAGCTACAACAACACCAATGATTTTACCTTGCGCATATATTGAACCACCTACGACGCCACCTACAGGCGCTGTGATCTGCAAAGAATTTCCGTTTGCAACAAAATTTTTCATCTGTATTCGAGTTAAACCGGGCCGCTAAGCCCGGTTAATAATTAAAATTGTTTACTTGAATAGTGTTTGATAGACCAGATTAAGCGCCGGGGTTTTTATACCAGCCCCTGTAATCCCATGCAGCGGCTGCAAAATCCAAACGCGCTTTGGTTACAACGCTATCGTTGTCGAAGCTGATTTCTTTTTCAACAAAAATGCCTTCTTCTCCTTCCAGGTATGCATATACAAGGCCTTCAGTTGATTGGGGATCTGCTGCCATATACCATTCTGTCGAACTGACAAGGCGTGGGCTTGTCATGATCTGGAATTTGTTAGCGAAAATGTTTACATCGCCGGTTACATTCGCAATGATTGCGGTTAAAAGTTTTTCAGATGTAGTCAGCAGTTCAGCAGGAATGATCAAGTATTTAGGCGCTAATGGCATTAGCTCTCCGGCTGGTGATTTTTGACGCCACATTGCAGTGCGAATAGCTGATAAAGTCGCTTCGCTTGGTGCAGTCTTTAACGCACCTGCAGCCAAGTTGCTATGATCGGCATGAAATATTGTTTTGCCGTCAGGAGTTTTGCCGTTGTTGATGATTAAGCCCCATACAGCATCAGCCTGAAAGTTAGCAGCACCGCGCGCAATTTCTGCGGGCAATTTGCTGAATACATCTAAATCATCATTAATAATTGCCTGTCTGGTGATGGTGATTTTACGTCCGTAAGTTTTCAACTTAATCTTTGCAGAATCAACGGTTTTCATGTAGGAGTTTTTATACTCTCCACCTTCTGCAATTTCTTCAAAGGTTACTTTTCCCTCAACTGCAATACCTGTCTTTTCCCTGAAGTCTTTTGCTGTAGTCTGCTGTGCGATTGATTTCCATTCAACCGGCATAGCATCATAAGTCCTACGAATAGCCCTTTCAACAGTGCTGTTAAGTAAGATCGGGTAATCTGTTGTGGAGATAGCACGCTTAATGGCTTCACTTGGTGCATACCTTCCAGCATTTTCACCTTTAGCAGAGAGGCAAGAACGGGCCATGTCTAACATGCTCATATACTTATAATCGTGCGCCTGATCTTTTAGCTCAACACTACCAGGTTTAGACCGGTGCATAAGAGCATCGCTCATAGCATTGCGAATCTTAATGCTTTCGTCTTCACCGGTTACCGCTGCTGCGTTTGCAGTGCGAACGTTTGGCGTGGTGCTTCTTTCTGCCATTTTGTTGAAAATTTCTGCGCTTGCTTCGTCCAGAGTAAGCCCGCGGCTAATAAGGTCATCGGCAACAGAGGTTTCCAGACCTGCAGCGTTTGCGCGGGTGCGAATAGATGCGGCCCTGTTTCTTTCTGCCTGTATGGCTTCATTTCTTACACGCGCTTCGTCAACAGGTGAAGCCTGCTGAACAGGTGTAGCGGCGCGTGTTTCGCTTCCCGCTGCTGGGGTGGTTGTAGTTTCTACAACCTCTGCTTCATTTACTTTCATATTTGAACGTGAATTTTTATTTATGGTTTCAATAATGACGTTGTGTTTGTTGGCTTCGTTATTGCGCACCTTACTTCTATAATCTGCAGGAACAGGAGCTAAAGAAATTTCCAAAGGCTCCCAATCTACAGCGGTGTAGTTTGGTATGGAATTATCCGAAACAACTTCCCGGAGGTACTTAAACACATTGTACCCTGCACTAATGCTACGAATGATCTTTGCTTTAATGTCTTTCCATATACCCGCAAATTCGTCGCGGGTCGAAAACAATATTTTAGCCCGGCATTCTTTATTTACAACACTCCAACTTACCACGGTGCCTAGTTGCCCGTTTACGCCTTCCCATTGATAGTGATTGTTAAGCAATGGTACAGCGCCATTTTCCAGCCTGTCCGTTCTCATATTCTCTACGGTGCAAGAAAGAACTTCATTAAAATTTTCTTCCCAGGACCGGCGAAACACAGGTGTTTCAGTTGCAAATACAACTTCAAATGATTTTTCCGAATAGGTGTCTACGATTGTATCAGCATCAACGGAAGCGCGGGCATAAAACCGGCCTTCCTGCTGTTCTGTTTGAATGTTTGCTGTTTTCTTCACAGCGTCTAAAATCGGATAGTGAAGCAGAAGAGATGAAACGAGATTGAAACACGTCGGCCTTAGTACTACTTAATAGTTCATTTAACACCGATTACAATTTAATCTGATTTGTTCAGGCATAGTCGTACCTTACAGATGCTAACTACAAAGATTTGGACCACAAATCAATAGTGTCGAAGTTAGGACGACGCTTTTTGTTCTCTCCCCTTGTTGTCTGCAAGCCTTTTATACTTTAAAAAGTTAACAGATGGAAAATCAATTTGACATCCTTATGCAGGAGAGGAATCGATTAATGGAGGAAACAGCATTTTTATTAAATCTTTATGAGTCAAGAGTTGAAATCATGCTCACTTATAATGAAAAAGCCTTACGATTTAATGAAGAAGCTACTTGGTCGCGAATTCGGTTGGATGACAACATCAATAGTGAGAAATTTTCAGGTCGTTAATAAGAATTATACTTCTACAATATCAATATTGTGGGCAACCTTCAGCATTTTTTTCTTTAGCTTATATACATCGGTCTTCATGCCTTTGGCATCTTCTGTTACACGTTTGCCCGCTTTGTTATAGTATTCAAAATCTGCTTTGTACGTGCAGACTTTTTGGCCGTTAATTATTATGGGTATAGGTACCTGAAGCCGTAGCATATGTATTTCACCGGCAAGCTGCTGGTAATACAAAACAATATAACGTTTGCCTTCTTTAACAGAGGCAAACGTTATACCGTTTACAATACACTTTAAGCTTTTGTATTTACTGGCCTTCTTGGGCTGTATTATTATCAGCTTCAATCTTTGCAACTTGTGGGGATAGTGCAGGGTCGCTTTCTGGCATCAAACCGGCGTCTTTAAATGCAGTATGTGCAGCTATAAGATCGGCTAATATTTCATCAGGATTATAACCGTTTTCGCGCACAATATTTTGCCAGGAGGTGAAGCCGGAACGCACTGCCATTTGATTGGCTGTTGTTTCCTTTACTGGGTCAAGCATAGCACGGCGTGGGGCTGTCCAATTGGCTTTTATTTTTACGTCTTTATCAATGCCAACGGCGATGCGTGCGGCATCTATGAACCAGGCAAACACAACATCGCAAAACCTCGGTATAAACATTTGGTATTGCAGGTACTCCACCGTTTTTTGATATTCAAGTGCACCCATACGGCCTGAAGAAAAGTTTACATTGGAAAGATCACCGGTAAACATTTCATAGGTCATTAGGTAACCATTGGCAACCGCTCTATGTTGCGTTTTGGTATACTCACCGAAACCTGCACTAACGGGCGTTGAAGCCATTGTAACATTTTCGCCACTGTTCAAATAGTTAATTTGACCTGGTTCTAAATCTTCAATCTTTTCATTTTCGCCTATTTCATCGCCGGTTACGTCATTTTTGGTGACAAAGATGGGCATACAGGCTTGCGCTTTTTTCCCCAATAGTTCAGCGTCTTCATAGTCGTCAAGGTCACGTTGCTTAAGTAGGGTAGAGGCCGCAAAGGGAACCCCACGCATTTGCCCGGCACGTTCTACGTCGTACACGTGGATAATATCATCAATCTTTACAAAGCTGCTTTTTGCTTGCCCGTCCGATGGGTGGCGATCATAAATCCAGTAACCCGCACGCTTATTACTCTTATCGAATTTGATACCGTAGAAAGTGTAACCGCCGTCAGTATCAGAATCGTTGTGCTTAGTACTGTCTATATAATCGCATTCCAAAAGCAACAGTTGAAACCCGTACTTGTTAACGTCTGTTTTGACAAGTTTACGAATCATTAACACTTCACCCGAAACAACAATAGTTCTTATGGCTAAGTATTGCAGGCCATAAAAGTTCATCACACCGTCATGATCTGCATTTAGTTCAGTGGCCCATTCTTTCCATGCAGCATTAACAGCTTTTAAAATTTCTTCTTTGTTTGAATTTTCCTTAACACGTCCATCTTTTACGGTATCTACAATATACGGGGATGGAATAATAGCAGTTCCTACGATATTGTTTGCCTGATGTATTGGAGCTTTACGGGCGTAAGGGTTATTCATGGTCAATTCACGGGACCGGCTGACCAGCTTCTTTAAATCTTTTTGTACAACCTGGTTAACGCTGGGATTGTTACGCATTAACCAGTTTGCATGCCTGCGGCCCTCAGCAGCCCCTTCATACCTTCTTATCTGCATATCCATTGCGTGCATACGTGCCCGGTTTGCAACACGATTAAAGCCCGCTTTGGGATTAAAAAAACCGATTGCTTTATCTAAGATATTCATACTAATCCTTTTGAAAATCTTGCATATCTTTTTCTGTTTGCCGTTGCCAGGCCCAATGAAACTTTCATTTTTTCCATGATTTGTTCCATGTCGCGTAATGATCTATACTCTACTTCTTTGTCGCCATATTTAACAGATAAAGCGCCCTGTGCGTACGCGGCGCAAAGGGCTTGGTATTGTTTGAGTGTGTAAGGTGAATCTGCCATTAGTCTTGCACTATTTTGTTATTGATAAGCATCACAGATGTTGTTATAAACTGCGCGTCTAATTTATCCGCTAAGTGCCGGATTTGATTAATGTCGTTGCATGTCTGTTTCATCCTAAGCATTTTGCTTTCAATGTTATCTATTATCCTTGCTACGGCACCATGCGCCTTAAATCCAAACAACGACGCTATGTAGGTAAGCGAATAATCTGTGTTTGTTTTAATCAGGTAATAAACGATTGCTTTACGTTCTGAAGCAATGTTATCAGGATAGGCTGCGCTGAAGTATGAGCGCTCAACATTCCAATAGATACACGCGGCATCTATAATTCTTTCTTCAATTGGCTTTTGAAGCAATTGGTAAGTAATGGTGGCCATGCTTAACGGTTTCGGTTCCAGTAACCAGACTTGGATTTTGTAGTAGATTTTGTTTTTTCACTTGCAGGCTTTGGCTGCTTGGGGGTTTGTATTTTAGGTGCTTGCGCTCCGATCAATTCTTGTTCCTGCTGCCAGCGTGTTTCGTTCCATCTATCCATACCAATCACCGAAGCTGCAGCGCGGGCATATATACGGCAATCCAATGGCTCGTTTCGATCATACTTCTTAATCCATAACCTTTGTATATAACCTTTGTTGTTCCTTTTGTCCTGCTGTACTTCAGCGGTAATGCCCCGGAAGTAATGGGCGTCACGTTTGGGGAAGTAACAATATCCATCAGGCACATTGCCTGTTTCAGGGTCTATACTTTGCCTTAGACTATTGTAGACTTCCGATTTGATAAAAGAGGAACCAACCTGCCAAACTTTTTGTTTGCCAATCTTTTTACCCTGCTTCACAATATCTAATGCCCTGGGTGGCGAAAAGTAATTGTCTAATGTGTCGGAACCCTTAATAGGGATGACACGGGAAAATGTGTGCTGTTTGGACCATTTGTATACTTCTGCAGAATTATAACCGCTATCAATTGCCATCAAACGAAGCGGTAGTAACACACCGTCTTCGCGTTCCCATACTTCAGAAACAATTTTATTAAGCGCCTGCCATACCTCTTTTTTAGCGTTGGAAGTATCTCCTAGTAAAACACGGTAATCAATCTGCTGTGTTTTCCTGCCCGACATCCAGCCAACTATTTCAACTTCTATACGGTCACCCTGTACGTCTACACCAGCCGTTATAAATACAACTTCCTTGAACGGTTTATTTACAACATAATCAACAGCCCTTTCAAAAAGCCTTTCCCATTCCGGCGCATCTGTCTTTTCCTTCCAGGTTTCCCCTAAAACAGTATTGGTGAATGTTTTTAGCTTTGAATCGTCACCCTTTGCCTTTTCCCATTGCTCGGCTATCTCCGCCCATGACTTCCAGCCAAAAGGGCTGTATAACGCGTTAAGATGGTAACCAACAGTGTACATGTTTGCATTTTGCGGCGCGGTTGCAACCCATTTACCACCTGCAAGCATCCCCGTTTTAAATCTTTCTTTTATTGGCTCGTTGCAGTGCTCGCATTCGTAGTGAACATCTTCCCATTTTGTAGGCTCCCATTTTAACTGCGAAAACTTAAGCGTTTGAGCGCAACCACAAAAAGGACAGGGGACAAAGTAATAGCGCTGATCTGTTGTTAAAAAGTCAGCTTCGATAATGCTTAGTCCCTCAATGGTAGGCGTTGAAATTTCAAATATCTTTTTGTTTGGAAATGTTGCGGTACGCTGTTCAGCAAGACCAATCGGCGAACCTTCGCCCTCAACATCCATCGGATAGCCGTCCACTTCATCAAGCATCAGGAAGCGAATAGGCATTGAACGTAAACCGGCACCGGCATTTGCACCACTCATGATTAAAACGCCGCCCGGATATTCTTTTTGTAAGATCGTATTCCCGCTATTCTTTTTTGTGTTGGGCGAAATTTTTTCGCGAAGTCTTGGCGTTGCTTCTATCATTGGAGCAATGCGCATCTTAGAATTTCGTTCCATTGTGTCTACTGTTGGCATTACCAACAGAAAAGGACCGGGTGCAACGTCGATAGAGTAGCCAATGAAATTAAAGCCCACTTCAGAAAAGCCAACCTGTGCGCCCTTCATTACTATAACCTTACGAATAATATTTGTGACGCTTAAATTATCCATTACCTCTTCCAGGTAAGGAGTTCGCGAACTGCGATAATGTCCCGGCTCTGCTGCTGCCTTACTGTCTAACATCCTGTGAGTATTAGCCCACTGGGTAACAGTTAAGCGGGGTTCAGGTCGAAGACCATCAATAAAACCTTTTACTAAATCAAAGATCATTGTTGAGGCGGAATGAAATTAAATTCACGTGTTGTAATTGCTTCTAATGCCTCATACATGGCGGTTGTTAAAAGTGAATGAGCTTCGGCCCGGCTTTTTGCCGCCAAGATCATGTCAATATTTCTATCAGGGATGGAAGTAAAGACAGTCCTGATTTGTTGACCGTACGCAAAAAGTTGTTTATACACCTCTTCTTTGTCTACCAGTTCGCCCTTTACTTTTTTTAGTTCGATGGCAACTAATTGCGCCTGTAAAATTTCCCTTACTCTTTTTGCATCTGCGTATGAACTATCGCCGTTAAGAGTTAAGCCGCTACCTATTGGCCTTGGCATGAAATTGCTGTTAAATGGCTTATTCTCTAACAACTTTTCGACATTGGCTTGCATGTGGATTGAACCCCATTCAGCGTTAGCGTGTTCAACGATTATCTTTCCTTCCTTACTGTCCCATCCCTTTTTAATCTTTCCTTCACGCACGGCTTTACTTACGGCCTCATTGCTTACTCCAATGCGCCGCCCGTATTCCCGTTGTGATATTTTTTCCAGTGCTTTACGTCCCATTGCCGTTAGTTATCCTGAACCATCTTAAACATCAGTTGAAAAGCTTCTGTATCTGTTTCAATACTTCTTTCTTTTTTCCATTGATCAAATGCGTTACGTTCAGTCCTGGTAAGCGCAACAGTTAAAGGGAAAAACGTTTGTTCTATTTTGCCTTCTGCTTCACCGCTTCCGCTTGATTCATTGTTTTCCTCCGGCGTGTAGTCTTCTTCAATAACATTTTCCATGTCATCAAGATTTATTGCTAGTTCTGAAAGGTCTAAGTCAAATTCGTTGTTTAGTTCTTCCAGTAAGTCAACATCAAAGGAAAGGTTTGCCTGTGTTGTGCGATTGTCAGCAATGGCCATTTCGCGGCCAACCTTACTATTTAGTTTTACATCTGTTCGCTGGGTAACAACAAGTGTGTTGCCAGTCGTGGGAACTATAATGACATCTTCTATACCTTGCTCCATCATTTCGGTAACAGCATGGTTACCGGCGATGATGTTTAAATCAGCATCAGCCAGGATGCCGCGACCTGCACCGTACTTTGCAATTGATGTTTTTACAAGCTGTTTACCTAAATCGGTGCCTTGGTTTGCGTTTCGGTCGTCAAAAAATAAATCCGAAATTTTGACCCTTTTTATTTTTGATACGTCCGCCGCTTCAAATCCTTTGCTGTCGCGGCTTATAGCAGTTTGTTTTGCCATGAAAAAAGTGCGAAGTTGTCAACCTAATTTTTTTCTATATCTACTGAAGTTTCGCGGTTGTAGCCAGCCGCTTAGTGGTTTCCGGGGGAGGACCCAGGGTCGTTTTTGAGGTGTGCGACGACCTACGTAGACGGCCCTGAATGAGGCTTTAGACGCCCAATTCTATACCTCAAATCGCGTTCTAATTCTTTTGGAAATGCATCCTCAACCTTCATTTTAATTGCTTGTAATGCGTATGGATTGGTAACAGCAGTGTATATGGACACTGTGTTTAATGCTTGTATAGGCAAATCATTACCCTTTGCCTGTTGACGCTTAAGACGCAACACAAACTTGCTATTATTGAATGCTCCCCTAGCAAAAACATCTTTTTTATTCGGAGCCATAAATGCGAAAGGTATAGTAGCCCGCTTGCCTTTTTCTACTTCAAAAGAAACACCCTTGCCGGGGTTAGATTTTTTCCGCGTGCGGTCCTTTACTTTCAACTCTCCACGTCTAGTTAAGCGTATTGATCTGGTAGAGGTGTCAAATTTCGGCGTAAATGCAGAAAGCGGCAAAGTTGAATAATCAGCCTTTAATTCTCCGTGCAATCTTGATGCAGTGGCTTTTATAACGTCTACTGCTGTAAGACTTCTTTGCGGGATGTTGTATTTGTCAGAAACTTTTCTACGTGCAACAGTGCGTCCTTGTAACATTGTTCTGTTAATTGCTCTGGACGTAGCTAAAGCAAGCTGCTTACTCGAAAGCAGCTTGCCCAACTCGTTTAGATGTTTTGTAGCCTTTTGCGTATCAATTATTATAATCATAACTGCGAACATTTACGCCAAGGCGCTTGCGAATGCGGGGCTATGATAGTTTACAAGGTTGTATTTTTATCAAACAATTATCCACATGGTGTTAATATGACATTCTATATTTTACTTAAACATGATAGCCGGAAATACTTTTTGAAAGTAGAGCGAACACTCTGTTATGAAGACAGTGAACAGTTTTTAGTATCGGGTCGAAACAAATCAATACTACTACAAACAAACCGGCTTTTCATTAGATCGAAAGGACTTAAACATAAACGACCGTCGTGGCATCTGGTTGAAGGTTCAATAACCAATCAAAGCGGATTGGAGAAAATCATTAAGCTTGTGGCCGATGCCTTGGAATAGGTTCGTATGTGGTGGTGAAAGGCATCATTAACGCAAAATCTTCGTCTTTGAATAATCTGCTACGCTTATTAATTCCTAACCGCCTGTCACTCTCATATTCGCGTTTACAGGCTTTACAGGGTTGGTAATAACCTTGCCTGCCATTTCGCTTTATAAAATTCGATGTGTCCTTATCAGCATCGCACTTGTTACAGTGTAACAATAAGCCTGACAATTGCTTTTCTTTTAGTTTGGGACCGTTAAGACGATATGACTTGTTATATTCAATCCTGCAGGCTTTGCAGGTGTTAAGAAGCTGGTTATTATCAGGCCTTGAATAAAACTCTTTGTCCTCTTTCGGATGGCCGCATTTAATACATGTTTTCATTAATCGGTAAATATTGTGTTCTTAAACTCATTTTGATACTTACCAAACATGTCTTCAATTGCAAAACGGCACGCTATGCTATGCAATGCAGATTCTTTGCTGGTGTCTTCTTTATAAACATTCCGCGGACGAAGGAAACGGGTTTCATCCGTGTTTATGCGATGCTCATAATGGAGCAGCGCACGGGATCTGTCTAATTCCGCATTTACCATGCCTTTGGACAGGAGAAAGTCGTACAGGTATGCCGGAATGAAGTCAACGCGTAATCTGCCGTTTAAATACTCTTCGTAGAGTTCATTTACAAACTGAATCCGTGACTTTTCAACTTCTTCAGGTGTGGGCTTGCTTTCTTGTAAGCTATTGGTTATTTTGTTGTGCTGTTCAAACGCAAGCTTTCGTGAAACGCTTTGAAGATAGGAGCGAACAAATGAAATAAACGTTTTTACATTTAGCCCGTAGTATTCTCCGTATTCTTCAAAAACTCCTTTGGTTAAGGCAGTTTTGATTTCGTCAATGGTAACTATTGGAATACTCTCAATTAGCTTGCTGTAGAACGCTTCTGCGTATATTGCTAATGTTTCCGGCTCAGCCTTTTGCCCGGCGATAGTGTAGATTGTTGTCAGTATCGTTACGAGATCACTCAACACTATTCCGGGTTTAAGCTGTCTTATTTGTGGGGATAACGCCGACTGTATAATCTTTCTCTCAGCGGGTGGCATATGTTGTAATGCCTCTTGCCTTACTACTGCTACCGGCATTACTGTTGTGTTCGCTATTGGTAGTTGTCTCATGCTGTTGCTCTTTCTTTTTCTTCCCAATGTTTGTAATACTGTGACTTTACCCATTTAGGGGCGGTTCCGTTCGTGCTGGCCAATACTTCACTTTTTTGACGGTTAACATCCAGTACGTAAATAACTTCTATCGTAACCCTACGCTTTGAAGACCGGCGTACTGCTTTATCCCGGACCTGGTAGTACTTCTTACCTTTTAAAATTTGTTCAATCTTCATTCATGGTGATTTTTACGTGATGATGCCCATAACAATTATCGTCGGCTATCTCATGGGTTAGTGCATTGGGGTTGATTTTAAACGATTGACGAATTTGTTGGCGAATCACTGACAGATGTATCATTAGGTCTTTTTCGTCTTCGCATTCAACATTGATTAATATTTTCATTTCCATGTTTTTATTTGTCAAAAGATTTTATACTTTGAGTGTTAGAATTTGTTCTATTGTTTACGGATTTATGTGAAGCTGCATTATTCTTAGTGTGGCTTTTTTTAATAGGTCTGCAATCCTGCACGGCTGTTCTTATTTTCACTTAACCCTGAATACCATTTTTATATTTGCCAGTGGTCTGCCTTTTTATTCAACCGAAATAGCACCGGGAAAATCCAATTGTGACTTTTTTCTACACTTCTGAGTCAATTTTCATCGCCTTCTTAATCACACTTAAGGAATAAGTCATCTGTTAAGCTAGCATTTACTTATTTTTTTATGGTCTGGCATTTGATTTCAAACTCTTTTAAGAGAAGATTTAAGTATGACAGCTAACTGAGTTGCTATACAAGCTCACATTATGTTCCTTTTTTTCATATTGGTTTTTGAATGCAGCCGCGCTAATCATGGTGCGGCTTTTGTTTTATTTTTATATCCGTCATTTTATAGACATGAGGGTCAAAGCTGCACTAATCTTGGTGTGGCTTTCTTATTTTATAAAGCGCTGCGAATAAATGTTTAGCAACGCGCTACATAATTCTGGTGCGGCATTTGACCTAATTTCTTATCTTAATGAGAAGTTTTTTTAAGCTGTACTATTTTTGGTGCAGCTTTTAATTTTACAATCGATTTAGTTTAAAATCTTCAAACGGGTTACCAGCAATTGTGAGTTGTAGCTTTTGTGCACATAGATATCCTTCAACATTTTCTTAAGCTTACTTTAAGTTGAGTTTGATTTTACTATTGATACTTTTGCAATTGATTTTCGAGTTTGGTTTTTTAAGGTTCTCCCTGGTCGCAAGGCTGGGGATTTTTATTTCAAGTTTTATGAAAGCGCCGAATTTCTGTAATTATAAATTTGATTAAATCATCATGGTGTGACTTTTGTTGCTCTTTACTCATCTTATTTCATTTTATTTTGAGAAAGTGTAAAGCCGCGGTATTCTTGTCGTGGCTTCTTTGTTTGTACTGCGTGTAGCCTATTTTAGTATAGTCTGTAAACTTATGGAGCGTCTTTTGTTGTAATACAAGCTGATTTGATATTAATTTTTAGAAAGGTATTTTAAGCCGCAATATTCTTGTTGTGGCTTTTTCGTTTAAATTTTCGCCTTTTCAAATTTGTTTAATAGCTTTAGAGGATTAGAGTTTTTAATGGCCTATAGTTTTTTATTTATACTTGCCGCATTAGTCTTGATGCGGCTTTTGTGTTTAATTATGGCTTTTTTATAAGTTTTTGCCTGCCAATTATGTTGAACTTTTTTGCAAAAAGGACGTTTATACTCTTGCATATTGTTATAAAACACATTAAATTGAAGAGTTATATAAGTCAATGTTGTGCCTGGACCATTCCTGCTCTGGGCGGATTTGAATCTTTCAATTAGATATAATGGTCGCAATAGTCTTGTTGCGACCTTTTATATAATGAGGTTTTCTATTCCCTAATAAAAGTCGTGCTGCGGAGGTCTCGCTAAAGCGTGGCCTTCTATGCACGCCACTTCTTTGTTACTGCACACTTCCCCTGCTTCTGGCATCACAAGAAATTATTGACAAACTGAAATTTTTATCTTTAATATTGATTAGCCCTTGGCTACTCATGTGTTAGAGAAGCGGGGGCATTCTTGTCCCGGCTTGCTTTTTTGAAAAATGATTTTTATCTTGTTTGAGACAAACGGGCTTCTGATAGAGTAAACTCAGCCGCTGGCATCGACCAGCGGCTCTTTTATACCTCCGCATATTTGTTTTGAAGAATTTGCCTTGCCTTCTGTGCAGCATCAGCGTTTGTAAGAATTGTTGATTGTTTTGAAGCATTATTTCCGCTTTTTTGAATTTCCGCATTAGAGGCTGAAATTTTCGCTGAAATTCCTTGGATGTGCCTTTCTGCCTGAAGCAGTGAGAAGTTCTTGTAAAACGGATCTTTTGCCACAAATTGGACTATTCCTGTCCATACATCCTTGACGATTTTGAATCCAACGGCATCTGTGGCCTTCACATTCGATTGCTCGGCGATGACCTCGGCAAGCTTCATCAAAGCCGGAAAATCTTTGTCGCGCTGGACCAGGTATTTCGGATTTTCTTTTTTCCAAATCGAAAGCATTTCGGGAACTATGAAAACATCTTGCGGCATGTTCAGCGTTTTCGGATTTTGGGTTTCTTCCTTTTCCCCCACACCCCCTTTTTCTTCTTTACTTATTTCTTTTTCTATTTCATTTTCCATATGTTCGACATATGATGAAGATATGTTCGACATATGTTGATCATATGATTGACATATGATAGGGTTTTCGGACTTTTTAGCATTTTTCCTGTTATTTCGTCTGCTTTCAGTAAAATCTTTTCTTTTATTAATCGACTCTTCAACCCAAGCTATAAAATACACTCCTTCAACGAACGTTAGGCAAATTTTTATGCTCGGCCAACATGTCTCGAAATCACTTCCTAAAACTTTTTTTATTTGATCTAAAGTGAACCTTCCAAACATTTTTTGCGCCTTAAGTAAATCAAAATAGCAACCTCTTTCCAGTCTGTTCATAAACTGAGTGTCCGCTGATGCATCTGTATGATAAAAAAGGAACGCTGGATCTTTTGCCATAACCTATTTTTTTTGAGTTTGCGTGATCATATGTTTAACATATGATCGACGTATGTTACAGATATGTTGATCACATGTTTTACATGTCTTCTTCATATGTTGTTCATATGAAGAACATATGATGTACATATGATCATCATATGTTTAATTTCTCCGCATGTAGTTTAACGCGTCACGTGTACCGCGTGGCCTTATTGGACCAGGAATAAAAGCAGCACCAAAAGCTTTATCGTACATATCCGCTTTGAATATGCGACCGTCTGCAATACTGTAGAAGCGTTCACCGTCTTCTATAAACTCTTTGTCAACTTTTGGTTTTACCTGTTTGGGTACATCTATGTTGAATTGAAGAACAACACCAACGGTTGTCTTTATTTTTACTAGTTCCATTGAGGTTTGTATTAGTTGCTGATTGAAAATGATGTTATATGAACTTTACAGGCATCAGGGACCAGGTGTTTGACTTGTAGGAATGCAAACTGCAAGCCTTCTGCCTTCCAGCCCTCTAGTAGCCTTATTTCTGTAAGTGTAACTCGTTGCTTTGAGTTGGTTACGTTTACCAAAATGCGGCCCGGCTTGCCTATGTGTTCGGCTTCTATGCGGTTTAAGTCGGTGACCTCTATACTATTCATGGTCTTCTGCTGTAGCGGTGATATACTTGCGCCGGGCTATTTCTGCAGCTATCAAGCTACCGGCAATTTCTAAACGTTCTTCTTCTGACTTGTTTATCATGTGCTGGCATATCTCGTCTGTCCAGTCCGCTGGAAACTCTCCTTCGTTTTCTGTAAGCAAGGCAACTGCTGCCATCTTCAGGCTTCCGCCTGTATTATGCTCAACGTCATAGTTAAGCGTTCGGCCATGTTTGTTTATTTGCTCCATGCGCTCAGCTTCGATTGCTGCAATGCCGTCGCACTTGTTTACTAAGTATGATTCGATCTTATCGCCTAACGCTTTTCTGTTGCCGTCATAAGTTGGCGATTTTACTAATCGTGTACATAACAACATGTAAGCTTCTTTAAGTAATTCTGCTGCGTTCATTGGAAAATGGGTTATAGATGAAAAATTTGTTGATTTACTTGCTGTAATAGCTCCTTTTTTGTGTCAATGTTGGCTACCATTGCTTTGATTGAACCCTGTTCACCTTCAGAAAAGATTTGTCCGAAATGTTCCAGAGTTTGAAGCTTTCCTAACAGGGTAGAAGCTTCTATTAGATCGGTTTGCATGTTAATTACTAAGGCCTGCGGTGTATAGGTCATGACTTAATTGTTGATAATGTTTTCTAATTCAGATTGCCGGTAGCCGCTTTGATAGGCTGTTGTATAAATCGATTCTACCAGGTTGTACAATTCGTTCACCTGCATAAAAGCATTGCCTTTATGGTTTTCTGATATGGCTACGCTCTCATTGAAGAACTTTTCTTTAGCCTTTAAAATTTCATCTGCTGGCACACTTATGTTGTTCATAATCTATTGGTGGTTATTTGATGCTTTGACACTTTATGTCCCCTTTCTCTTGCCCAGGCGTCGTTTGATTCTATCCAAGAATTGCACGGAAAGCACGATGATTCCCAATACTGATCATCTAACAAGTCCTGTATTGTGTCTTTGCTTCGTATGTGGTTTACGCATGTGGCGAAGTAGGTGCATACAGGGCTTTGGATGTTGCAAACAGGATGATCTAAAACGTATCGCCGGGCTTTGGGGCCATATTCTTTGCGGTTTATCTTTTCCCGCTTCTTACTGTATTTCCTGATTTTAACCGGCTTTGATTTTAGGGGTGTCCGGTTGATGTAATGGTCCTTCTTAATTCTCTTTTCACGCCGACATGTATCGCCGCACGTTGGATGTTTACATTCAGACATTTATAATCTGTTGTATACATATCCAAGGCAAACGGCAATACTTAATGCCCATACTGGACCGATAGCGGCCATGAGCTTTATAAACAGGAAAACAATAAGCAAGAGGCGTGAAGTAAGAAACAAGCCGAATAAAACAATATGTAAAAGAGCTTTTGAATTTTTCATGCGATTAAAAGATGTTTTCTGAATTAAAGTTTTCAGTCCCTCGATTGTAATTGACCGTCGCATATCCGGTTTGCCAGTCATATTCCAAAATTTTTGTACCCTTTCGAGAGTTGACCCCCAGGGGCAAAACCCTTATGTTGTCTGGTGTATATCCTAACCAATTCTTTTCACGGTCAATGGAATAGCTTTTAGAAGTCTTGCCTTTGCCTCTTATATAATCAGTGGAAATGCAAAAGGCAGTAAATTGTTCTAAGGTTAGGGTAAACTCTTTTCCCCTTCTTTTGGCGTTGTTCTTCAGTGTATTGTATGAAGCCCTGATTGGGTGTTTTTGCCTCCATTTTTTCGACTGACAAGCCGAGCACATTCGACTTCCTTTGCTTACGGTTTTTCTACATCCCCTTTCAATGCATTTAAGCTTCTTCATGTCGTTAGGACTAATGATTTAAAACACGTGGGACTTTTATTGATAATTGGATTTAAAACGGGGTTCCGACCTACTTCCTGTGAATGATACCACGGAAGTAGTACACAATCCCAATGATGTACATGCAGCAAAACCAGCATAGCACAAAGCAGATGATTAGGATTACGAAAGACCACAAAGGGAGTGTAGCCCAGACCCAGGTAAGCCGGGAAAGAAAAGGAACGTTTACAATCTTAAGTGTGATTAAAGCAAAAGAAAGGAAACCATACACGGATAATAGTACCGGGGCAATGTTCTTTTTAAGCATTGTCGTTAGATTTATTTGGTTTAAAATGGTAAGTCGTCTACATGGTTTTCGGTATGAATGGGCGCGGAAGCTGTGGGCGTTTGGGATATTCCTGTATTTGATTCGGGTGCCTTGCCCACTAAAGTGATAGTATCAACTCGCAATTTCATTTGTGCGCATGTCTGACCCTGTGAGTTGCGGTAAGTGTCTACTGTTGCTTCGCCATCAACATATATCTGTTGGCCTTTTGTTAGGTAATCAGCAACCCTTAGTTTTTCTGTCCAGTACGAACAGCTTACCCAGGTAGTGGCGGTAGTCTTTACACCTTGGGAATTCGTAAACTCTTTACTTGAAGCAACTGCGAAGTTTATTACGGTCCTGCCGTTTACGTTGTGGATGACGGCATCCTTTCCAAGATTGCCGATTACTTGTGTCTTTATCATAAAAGGGAAATGCTATGCTGAAGAAAAAACGGGCCGGTAAAATGCTGAAAACCCGACCCGGTAAGAACTACGCCCGGTGTTAAGTGACCGGCTGCACTGTTTTATTGCTGGGGGTATATAAGAACTTTACTTTGCTTTCATGAACCGGAAATTTTCTGCCTTTGCTGTCTGCTACAATCAAAACATTACTGAAGACAGATGTAACCGTAACCTTATCACCGTACGAACCATAAATGTTTTTCTTAAAACCCTGGATGGTTTCAATTAATTGGACTATAGCGCCCTTTTCCATATTCTGACTGTGTTCTTTCCGCTTCACTTTGTGGACCTAATACTTTGCCCTGTGACTTGTAGGCGTCGAAATAGCCGCCTTGCAAATCATTTTTCGCGTTTGGCATGTAGTATGCGTGTGAAGGGTAGGGGTTAACCTTCTTTTGAAGAATAGGTATTATCTCAGCCTCAACGGCATTTATAAGAAAGTCTACCGGTATCCTTTGGCCTGGTACCATGTTTTCAAACTGATGCCACTTCATCGGTATACCATATTGTAATACAGAAAGTCGGTCGCGTTCGTTTACATTGTAGAGCTTAATGGTAAAAGGCTCCAATAGGTTAACAGATTTCAAACACATCATCAAAGCGTACGCAATGCCGCCGCTGCAGAATAAAGACAGATGGTAGAAATTGTTCTGATCAAGAAAGATCAGTTTCATTGCCTTGCCTGTGGGAGTATCGGAAAAGTGAATACGCATCAGGTGCCCGCTTATCTCTGAAAATTCGTAGTAGCACGGACCAACCTGTGAAGGCTTTTCACGGAATGCGCCGTTTTTGAAAGAGAGTGAATATTTGCTCATAGAATTTAGTTTGCTGTTTTAAAAGGGACCTGTAGAAACAGGCCCCGTTTCGCTTGTCATCAATACTATTTGCCTAAAAGTTTGAACTGCGCGTCCATTTTTGACCTGGCTTTGGCTTGCGGCCTTCAATGAATGCAGTAATAATTTTCTGAATAATTTGCTTGATCTTTTTCATGTCATTAGGATTGATAATTGTGATTAAAGACCCTTCAAAAGAAACTTTGTGTATGCTTCGTTGCGTAGTTCCTTTGCTGTCTTCTTTTTCTTGGACGCTACGTGTATTTCACCAGCTATACGCCTTTCAGCTTCTAATAAAAGGGCAATTGTCTTTTCATTTAATAAAGAATCAAGCTGCATTCGCAAGCGGCTTAGCTCCTTACTTAAATCGGTGTTGGGTATTGTATTAAGCATTTGCTGCGGTTAAGAACTTTTCGAGTCTGCCTTTACGCTGCTCCATCCTCTCTTTCAAAAAAACAAGTAACTTATCTGCTAAGGCTATATTGCGTATGTCACCTTTCATGTAAGCCGTAATTGTGTTGATGTGTTTTCCAAATTTTGAAGCAGCTTCCTTTCTATCATCCACGTCAATCAGGTGATTAACCGCAATAAATGCGTTTGCGTATCTCTCTTTCATTTCTATTCTAGATATTCCTGACATTTCAACGACTTAACTTGTATTTTACAATGATTTATGTTATGTTTGTTAGACGGCTATGCAATATTACTACATTATTTGTAATAATTACTCCTAATGAAGTAGAAACTTATTAACATTTAATATTTTCTTTGTGAATTTTTCGGAACGGTTGTATAAGTACAGAACAGATAACAAGCTAAGTCAAAGAGAAATGGCAGAGAGTTTGGGGATTTCCCAGCAAGGATATGATAAATATGAAAAAGGAGTGACCAAGAGAGTGTCCGCTGATATCTTAGAAAGATTTAACAAAATAAGTAGTGAAACTAGTAGTAGCAGTCAGGAAGATCAGACGCATATCGAAATGGATATGACATTGGCGGACGTTGCAGCACTCGTTTTGAAAAACAATGCCATGCTAAATGTTATTATGTCCGCCAATGCTGAGATATTGGCTAAACAAAATGGGCATTCGGTTACATCTGTACTTGCCGAATTTGAAGCGGCCTACAGTACGTACTTAAAGAAAATCGAACGCGGAGAATTGGATTAAACTTCACAGGTTTTTTTCCATTCTTCTTTTTCTTTGTGCTCTTTCGGATAGTTTCTTGCATGATGCGCTAAGGGGCTTTAGATGGTTGTTACTGCTTAAAAGCCTGCAAGTTATATATAATGCAACTATTTAATTGATTAAAAAGAGGCGAATGCTTTGTCGCTTTCAGCTTAGAAAATCTAAATCTATATCGAAGATTTATGAGTGAATACTGGTTCGTTCAAAATCTTTTGTCGAAAAATCCTTCAGGGAGTGGGTTTTAAAAACACGAATTTATAATTCTGTGAATCACGTATAACATTCAAGATTATCGCGGCGTCCACTGTTCAAAAACCTGCTTTACCGCTTCTTTATATTTTGCAGGCAGCAATGAAAATTCAGTAGCCTGGTCTTCGTCGGATGTTTGGCCGTTGCGATAAAGTAAAAATGAGATTGTCCCTCGGGGAGTAACGGCAACAATTAATGCATTGCCCGTAAAGGCTAACTGTTCAGCCTCTTCAGCGTAAAATTCCGGATACACTGAAAAGGGATATGTTATATCTTGCAGGGTCACAGAACTGTGGACCGGTGCAGCAGAATAGTCGTACAT